CTGGATCAGTATGCCTATCGCCGATACGGTGGCGGCGATGGACACGGACGTGGTGGTGAGCTTCGGCGCGGGCAACATCGACGCCTGCTGCGGGGCGATCGCCGAAAAGCTGAAAGCGAAGAGTTAGCCGGGGGACCGGCGGCCGGGGCGCATGTCCGCCGGACCGGATGTAAAAACCGCAGAAGACGAACCGACGGATAATCAGAGAATAAAGACGAGTTTGAAAAAATACCTCCGATACGCACTGCTCACGCTTTTGTGGGGCACCGTGGCCGCATATGTCATTTATGCGGGGACGGCGGCGGGGAGGTTGCGTGCCGGGAAGAAGGTCGGCAGGGTCGAGATCGAGGTGGTGGACAGCTCGTCGATGGGCTATCTGGTGTCGGGCCGCATGGTGCGCGAGTGGATCGCGCACAGCGGAATCAAGACGAACGGCACGGCAGTTGATGCGGTAGAGCTGGCGGCCATCGAGGCCCTGATCGCCAAAAACGGATTCGTGGAGCGCGTGGACGCCTATGTGACTTACGGCGGCGTGCTGCATATCGACATCAGCCAGCGCAGGCCCCTGCTGCGGCTGCTGACCGACGGCGTGGATTCGTACGTCACGCCCGAAGGCTATGTCTTCGCCGCGCCGCGCGCCTCGTCGCTCTACGTGCCGGTGGTCACCGGCAGTTACCGTCCTCCCTTCCCTGCGTCGTACGTCGGGAGCGTGCGGGAGCATATCGACCTGCGTCTCGGCGAGATTGACGAACGCATCGCCGAACTCGAAGCAGCACATCAGAAAACGGAGTAAATCACAAACAACACCAATCAATTATGGCAAGTACAGGACTTAATTTTTCGAATCTGACCCCCGATAACGGGGCGATTAAAGACCTCAAACGTCTGATCTTCCTTGCGGTCACCGACCCCGAATCGCTCGGAAAGATTTTCAATTTCCTGCCGAAACAGAAGCACGGCGAAAAGGTCGGTTTCATCGGCGAATTCGGCATGGTCGGCAAAGCCTCACAGGGCTGTAATCCGACGTTCGGAACCAGCGTCCTTGCGACGAGCGAAAAAGAGTGGGACATCCGCGAATGGGAGGTTGCCGAAAAAATCTGCTACAAGGATTTGGAGGGCACAGTCGCACAGGTCGCCATGCGTACCAAGACGAACATCGCCGACCTCACGGGTACGGAATATACCGACTATATCCTCGCGCCCCGGCTCGAACTCGCCATCCGCAAGATGCTGATGCGTTACGCATGGTTCGGCGACAAGGCAGCCGATACGGTCACAGACGGCGGCAACCTGCTCGATTCCATCGACCCGGCGTATTTTACCCTCGTCGACGGTTTCTGGAAGCGTCTGTTTACGCTGGCCGCCGCAACGCCCGACCGTCGCACCACATGCGCAGCCAACGCCGCCGCGACGTTCGCCGAGCAGAAAGCCGCCATGCGTCAGAATTATGCTGCCGTCGATTTCCTCGACGCACTTATCTCCGACGCCTCGACGGTTCTGCGGCAGGCCAACGGCCAGCTCATCTACATCACGCAAGCGCTGAAAGACGCGCTGGACGCTGACCTCAAACGAAACAACAAAGGTTCGGAATTGCAGTGGACGGCGCTGTTCGACGGCATCACGGAAACGAACTACAACGGTGTGCAAATGCTCGCCATCCCGTTCCTCGACGAGATCATCAAAGGCTGCGAAACCGTCAGCGGCGGCAAGGCGTGGAACAAGCCTTATCGCGCGCTCTACACGATCAAAGACGACCTGCTCGTCGGTATGGAGAGCGAAAGCGAAGTCGCCGACATTCAGGTATGGTTCAACAAGGACGAGCAGATGAACAAAATTCTGTCGAAAGACAAGATCGGAACGCTGATCGCCGACGATAACCTCGTGCAGGTAGGTTTCTAACCCTCAAAACTCGATTACACTATGAATTGCGATAGCTTCATCAAGGCGAAAATCGAAAAGAACTGCGCGGAACCGATCGCGCGAGGCGTCGAGCGTACCGCGTGGATCGGAAACCGGGCGCAGCTCGACATCGCCAATCTTGAATTTGTCGAGGGTTCGACGAATCAAGTGCTGAATCTGCCGCTTATCAAAGGCGCGCAGTTGTACCCGATCGTTCAGTACGGCACGAAGCCGTTCGAGGGGCTGAAAACCGACCTCGACGGCAGCGGCAAGCTGGGCGGCACGGCTTCGACCGAATTTCCTTTCATCGTGCCCGACAACAGCCCGGCGGTTTGTGAGAATATCATCGACCCGCTGCTCGACGGAGAGTTTTTCGTCATTTGGCAGAACAGGCACAAAAACCTGCGGGCCACGAATGAGGCGGAACGCGGGGCGTCGGCCTACCAAATCGCCGGACTTTTCAATGGCCTTACGCTGTCGGCCGGGTCGTGCGAGAAATACAGCGACGACACCCTATCGGGCTGGGCTATTACGCTCAAAGAGGAGAAAGCGCCCCGTTCGGCGATGTTCCTCAACGCGGGTTCGCTTGCAGCCACCGAGGCGCTCATCAAAACGATGCTCACCCCCTCCGATGCGGAGTAATACACTATGACCGTCGACGAGGTAAAAATCCTGCTTTCGGACTTGAATAGGGGTTACAATACCCCCTATTCGAGCGCCGAACAGGCGACTATCGAAAGACTTTATTACGAGGTCTTGGGAAAGCATTTGAACGGCTGTCGATGTCCCGACAAGTGGCACGACGCCGTGCTCGAAATCAACTCGTACATCAAAAAACACGGAAAAATGAAAGAGAAATCGAATTACAAACTGCGTGCAGGGGTTATTCTGCAAATCGCAGGGTCTTCGGAAATTTACACGAACGACAATCTGACCGACGAGGTGGCCGCGGCGTTCCTCAAAGAGCACCCGAACGCCGCCGGGCGTTTCGAGGTTATCCCTACGGCGGAAAAGGATGCCGAAGCACCGAAAGCTGGCGGGGAATCATCGGAACTCGAAGCGGCACACAACCGTATCGCCATCCTCGAATCCGAGAAAGTGGAACTTGAAAGCCGTTGCGCCGCATTGCAGGCCCGAATCGACGCCGCGGCGGCCACCGAAACGGCGGCCACTGACGACGAGAAGCCCGGCAGCGATGACACCGGAGCCGAAAGCGCTGACGAAGCCGACGAGCGGCCCGCCGGGAACAACGGCAATACTGCCGATGACGCTATCCGACAGGCTATCGCCGCCGAACTCGTGGCCGGGAAGTCGAAAACGGCCATCAAGCAGGAGTTGGCGGGCAAGGAGATCGGCGGCGTGAAGCTCACACACCGCCTTATTTCCGACTACATCGAGAAGATCACCGCAGAGGAGTAACCACCCATGAACGTAAAGCACACAAAGAAGCCCGAAACGCGTGTAGACGTTAAATACCTGTCGTCGTTGGGTATCAAAACCTACGGCGACAATAACCTATACCCGCAAACGGTGCGCGATATTGTCGATTCGTCGCCCACAGGTCGCACCTGTGTCGAGCGGCGTTCGACATATATCGAGGGAAACGGCCTCGCATCGCAAGCGTTGGCCGAAACCGTGTGCGACACGCGAGGGAATACGGTAGACGACGTTCATCACTTGTGCGCCGACGATGTAGCCTACCAAGACGGCCTTGCCCTACACGTCAATTACAATATTCTCGGACAGATCGTGTCGATGGCGCACGTTCCGTTCGAGAATTGCCGCCTTGAAGAGGAGGACGACGACGGCGTTATAAGCCATATCGTCGTACACCCCGATTGGCGGGGTAAAAAGACGCGCGGCGGCAAAGCCGTAAAGGTAACCATCGAAACAATCGAGGTGTTCCCGGTCTTCAATCCGTCGCCCGATGTCGTGCAGTTGCAGATACAGGCCGCAGGCGGTATCGAATTCTACAAGGGTCAGATTCTCTACATTTCACGTGCCGGGCGAAATGCCTATCCCCTGCCGTTGGTCGACGTCGTATTGACCGACATGTCGACGGACGAGGGGCTTTCGAACGTCAACAACCGAAACGTCCGAAACAATTTCCTAACGGCGGGTATGCTCATTACGAAGCGCGGACAAGGTAGCAGCACGGTCGACGGCGACAAAGACGGCGCATCGTCCGACGACGGATTTACGGAAGAATTCGAAAAGCTGCAAGGCGATACGAATTCGCTTAAAATCATGCAGGTTGAGATTGAAACCGACGAGGATAAGCCCGAATTCGTACCGTTCAAGACGAACAACTACGACAAGGAGTTTACAGCCACAACGAAAGCCGTAACCGATAACATCTATGCGGCGCTCAACCAAGAAACATTCGGAAGATTACGCAGCGGCAGTATCGGGTTCACAGGCGACCTTGCGAACGACGTGAAGCGCGAATACTGCGAGCAGGTAGCGAAGCAGCAACGGATGTTATCGCGTGCGTATCGGGCTATTTTCAGCCATTGGGAACCGAACACGATTCCGTACACCGGAGCGGGCGATGCTGCCATCGAACCGCTCGTAAAATCTATTGCCAACGATGCGACATCTGATTGAACCGTGCGACGTCGATAAATACGCCCGCCCCTGCGACATGGACGACGAGATTATCGCCCGCGCCATCGAAGAGGCCGAGCTGGAGGAGAACGCCTATGATGTGATCTACCTCAACGGCAGCTCCAGCTATATGGAGGACCTGACGCTGGCCTTTGATGTCTGCAAAAAGGCCCTCAAGCCCAACGGCAAGTTTATCTCCCTGGACGTGCCCAAGGAGAGCGCCTTCGGTTTTATGTATCTGCTGGCCAAGGCCGTGGGAACCTTTGACCACCCCTCCCTCAACGGGGTCATGCCCCAGCTGCCCTATCCCCTGGAGCTGTGCTGTGCAGGGGTGTGGCACTCCACCGCGGAGAAGATCGACGCTCTGA